TTTACCACTCTGGATACCCCCATCCCGACGAAATAGAAATTAGATACCTGGGAACCGACGACCAGGATTCCGACTGACTATCAGGCGACGGAGCATCCAAAAAAGACCTTCTCGACAGAGGAGGTCTTTTTTTGCCTCTAAATAGATAAATATACCGAGATTGCAGCGTCTATTAGTGCCAGTTCAACGTTTTTCAAAAGGTTTCCAAGACATTTCTTTGTCTTTCAAACGTCATCCAATAACAAATGATATTCTATCGTTGAAAAATGAGGATGCTATAAAACGTTCTGTACAAAATTTGGTTAGAATTAAACTTGGTGAAGTGTTTTTTGATGATGATTTAGGAACTAGGATTACTGGATCTTTATTTGAATTAGCAACATCTGACTACGTTGATCCTATAATATCAGAAATAGAAACTTCAATAACAAATAATGAACCTAGGGTTCGACTTACTAACGTTATTGTTGATTCTATGCCCGATGAAAATGCTTTAGATGTTACTGTTGCATATGATATTATTGGACTTGCTTCGCCATCACAAACTGTTAACTTCATATTAGAACCAACTAGGATATAATGGCACTACAACAATACACAAATCTAAATTTTGAGGATATAAAAATCTCAATAAAGGATTATCTGAGGGAGAACTCGAACTTCACAGATATGGATTTTGAGGGTTCTAATTTATCGGTTCTTATAAATTTACTGGCATATAATTCATATCAGACTGCATATAATACAAATATGGTTGTCAATGAGACATTCATTGACTCAGCTACCCTTAGAGAAAATGTTGTTTCGTTAGCAAGAAATATTGGATATGTTCCCAGATCAAGAAGAGCAGCAAAGGCAAAAGTAGATTATTTTATTACTGGACTACCAACTTCTACAGAAACAATATCATTTGAGGAAGGTATTGTTTCTAATGGAACTGTATCTGGATCAAATTATATCTTTTCATTGCCAGAAACAGTTACTGGAACTGTTTCAGATGGAGATGCAGAAGGTACTTTAGAAATTTATCAAGGTCAATATCTATCAGTTGGATTTACTGTAGGAGCAGTTGAACAAAGGTTTATCTTACCTAATGACGGTATAGATACGTCTACAATTATTGTAAAGGTAAGGGAAAATGCCTCAAGTAGCACATCTACAGAATATAAGTTAGTAGATAATATTTTAGGTATTACTTCAACTTCTAACGTATATCTTATTCAAGAAACCACTGATGAGAAGTATGAATTGCTATTTGGTGATAATGTATTTGGTAAAAAGTTAGAATCTGGTAATGTTATTAATGTTAGTTACATAAAAACAGAAGGTTCTACAGGAAATGGAGTAAAAGGTTTCAAATTTAGTGGAACTATTAGAAATTCAGATGGTGGATTGTTGGATGGTTATACTTCAATCCTTACACCACAAACTCCATCAGAAAATGGTGATAATATAGAACCTGTGGCTAGTGTTAGATATTATGCTCCTAGAATATATTCTTCACAACATAGAGCAGTTACTGCTAGTGATTATGAATCTATTCTTCCTTCAGTTTACCCCAATATTGAATCAGTAAGTGCTTACGGTGGTGAGGAATTAGATCCACCTCAATATGGTAGGGTTTACATTGCAGCAAAACCTAAAAATGGTTCTTTCTTATCTAACTTTACTAAGAAAGAAATTCTATCTTCTTTGAAAAGTTATTCTGTTGCTGGAATTGTACCAACTTTTGTAGACTTGAAATTCATTTATGTTGAAATTGATAGTTATATCTACTATAACCCAAACTTTGCAGGTGATCCAGATAATGTAAAAACTGATGTAATTAATTCTCTAACTCAATTTGCTTCTGGTACAGAATTGAATAAATTTGGTGGTAGATTTAAATATAGTAAAATTATTTCTCTTATAGACAATGTAGATGGTTCTATTACATCTAATATAACCAATGTCAAAATAAGAAGGAATCTATTAGCAAAAATAAATCAATATACGCAGTATGAATTATGTTTCTTGAACTCTTTCTATTGTAATGATGTAAACTACAATATAAAATCTACTGGGTTTACTATGAGAGGAGTTGCTGGTACATGTTACTTTACCGATGAAAAAATTGATTCCAAAAGTGGTAAATTATTCTCTTTCCAAATTCTTACAGATGATACTATAAAAGTTATCAACAATAACTTTGGAACAGTTGATTATGAGAAGGGAGAAATCATTATAGATACTGTGAATATAACCTCTACATCATTGACTAACAATATTATAGAGGTTCAAGCAATTCCAGATTCAAATGATGTTTTAGCAAGAAATGAACTTTATCTTCAGTTTGATGTAGATCAAAGTAATTTCTATATGAGAAAAGATTCAATATCTTCTGGTGAAAATACATCAGGAACTAGGTTCAATATTCAATCTAGTTACCAATCAGGCAGTAGTAAAGTAAGAGGTACTGCAGTCATTTCAACTTCAGCATCCACTACATCATCGACAACCACAAGTAGTTCATATTAATGATCACTACATCTTTTACGAAGGTCAAAATTAACGAGATTGTTCAGAGTCAAATACCTGAATATATTGATACTGAAAATCCGTTATTCTCAGACTTTATACGACAATTTTATATCTCACAGGAATATCAAGGTGCATCTATTGATATTGCTGATAATTTAACTGAGTATAAAGGATTAGATTTTCTCAATAAGACAAACCTAACTGGTTTTACATCAGTCTCTACGTACATAAGTGGATTTGAAGACACAATTTATGTTGACTCCACTGTTGGTTGGCCAGATAAATGGGGATTGTTGAAAATTGATGATGAGATTATTACATATACTGGTATAGGTACTACTTCATTTACAGGCTGTGTACGTGGGTTTAGTGGTATTGAAGCAAATACAAAAACAAATCAACCAGAATATTTAACATTTACTAATAGTGGTATAGGAACTCATGCTGTAGATGCTAAAGTTCATAACCTAAGTAGTGTTTTCTTAAATACTTTTTTCAAAAATTTAAAGAAACAGTTTTTACCTGGTTTTTCAGAAAGAAAAATAAACGATAATGTTGACGAGTCTAATTTCATTAGACAAGCAAAAGATTTTTATAAGTCAAAAGGAACAGAAGAATCATTCAAGATATTATTCAAGGCGTTATATAATGAAGATGTTGAGATGATTCAACCTTCAAAATATATCCTAAAACCATCTGCTGCGGATTATATTGTAAATGATGTATTAGTTTGCGAATCTCTTCAAGGAGATCCTGAAAAAATTGAAGGTGAGACTTTAATTCAAAATACAACTCCAATACAAACTAGCGGTTCAATCTATAGTGTTGAACGTACTATTATTGATAGTAAAAAGTATTATAAGGTAGCGATAGACCAAAGTAGTCTGGTCGGTAAGTTTAGACAGATCGGAAAAACTTTTATTACCAAAACTGCTGGTATTGGTGCGTCAGTATTGAGTGTTGACTCAACAGTTGGTTTTGGATCCACTGGCAGCCTTCTATTTGAAGATAGAACTTTATCTTATTCTAGTAAGAACTACACTCAATTCTTAGGTATACCATCTATTACTGCATCATGTGGTATTGGATCTACTGTTAGATCTGGGTTGGAAGTTTATTCATATGAGAATGGTGATCTTACTAAACCAGTAAGAATGAATGTTTTGGGTCTTATCAACAACTTTGTTGGTGATGCAAACTTACAGCAAAGAAATGCTGTTATAAATGTAAAAACTTTAGGTGCTGAGAAAAAAGATCTTAGATGGACATCTTGGATACATAACACTGCTGCACATCATAATATATTAGGATGGGATCATTTAGGTGGTCAAAGTCATAGAGTAGATTTAGTCAACGCTCATACCTTGTATATTAATGATAGGGTTGATGTTATTGATGATAATAATGCTCTTCAAGAAGGTGTAATTAGTAGTACTCCTACTGATAGACAGATTATTCTAAGCACTGGACAACTAAATCCAGATAGAACGTATTATATTAGAAGACAATTAAAAACAACTGATGAGGGATATACTTCAGACGTACAAAATACATACAGTGATGTTGATGATTGTGTTTATGTAGCTTCTAATAGTTTACCTCATTGGTCTATTGATCCACAAACTAGAAAAAGAACATTTATTGCTAGTTTGAATGAGGAAGGATCAACTATAGAAGTTCTTGACCATAATTTTCACGATGGTGAATTGATTGTTTATTCAACTACTGGAATAGGAACATTAACTAATCTTGATGAAGGTCAACCATATTATGTCAAAAAGATTGATGCAAATAAAGTCGCATTAGCATACTCTTTAGAGAATGTTCGTAATGGACGTTATATTACTGCATTTACTTCAACCGATATTGCAGATGCAACAACGCATTTCTTGACTCCAGAGGTAGCTTCAAATAGTGCTTTAGGATCACAGAAGATACTTAGAAAATTTGATAATCCTACATTTGATGACAGTAAGATAACAACTGTTCAGGGTGGAGTTGGATTATTTGCAAATGGTGTAGAAGTATATTCTTATAAAGCAACTGATAAAGTTTTTTATGGTCCTATAGAATCTGTTGATATTCTAAACTCTGGGGAAGACTATGATCTTATCAATTCTCCTAGATTATCCGTTACACAAACTGGACATACTGGAGTTGGGTGTTCTGCTATTGCTCATGTAGAAGGATCTATAAAAGAGATATATTTGAATAGTACTGGATTAGATTACTTAGAAACACCTAATGTTTCTATTGTTGGTGGTAATGATACAACATCTAGTGCTTTTGCACAGATGAAAATTGTTCATCAAGAAACTAGTTTTGATAGTACCACTCAAGGAAGTATTGTCAATACAGTAACGGATAGATTTGTATTTCCAGAACCTCATGGATTCAAGCATGGTGAGGAAATAATATATGACACTTCAGATACAAGTGCTATTGGTATTGGAACAACGCCAGGTAATTTAGTAAAAAATTCTCCGTATTACGTAGTTAAATTGAATGACTGGGAGATGCATATCTCTGATACTCAGGCAAATGCACTTGCTGGTATTGGAACTATAAATCTTACCAGTAATGGTGGTGGTATTCATAAGTTTACTAGTAAAGATAGAAGACAAAAAGTTGATAAGATTATCGTAACCAATGATGGTCTTTTTAAGAATAGAACAAATACCACATCAATAGCAGGTATCAATACATTTACTGATACTGTAAATATCAACGGTCATGGTTTCTTATCTGGAGATTTAATAAAGTATTCTGCAGATGATGTAATTGGTGGTCTAACAAGTGGTACTGAATATTATGCAATAAGGATTGATGATAACAGATTTAGAGTAACTGCAGATAAGAAATTAGAAAGTTTTATTGGATTTACAACTACTGGTACTGGTGTACATACATTCCAAGATCCACCAATATCTGTGGTTATAAGTGGTAGACAAGGAATTTCTACTGATAATGCTACAGCAACTCCAGTTATTAGAGGACATTTAACTGGTATTCATATTGAAAATGCTGGTACTGATTTTGGTTCTACTGTTGTAAATGATCAGTTCAAACCAAATGTTAAAATTGTAGAAGGTGAAAAGGCATATCTAAAACCAATGATTAGTAATGGTAAGATAGACCAAATAATTATTCAATCTGGTGGTGAACAGTTCTTTAGTGTTCCTGATGTTGTTATTACTGGTACTGGTGTAGCTGCTAAAGCACAAGCGTTTATAGAAAATGGAACTGTTACTAAAATTGATGTTATCAATTCTGGTATCGGTTATACAGTTACTGATTGTGCAGTAAGTCTAAAAACTCCTGGTACTAATGCAATTTTATCTGGAAATATAAAAGAGTGGACAGTCAATCAGGTTGATAAGTTAGCAAAATATGGTGATGTAAAAGATGATGATGGATTCTTAGAAGTTGCAACGGATGCTGATTTAGGAAATCCATATGTAAACTATTACATTCCAAGAAAACTAAGAGATTTCTTAGGTGATGATGGTGTAGAACATTCTCCTATTGTTGGGTGGGCATATGATGGTCATCCGATATATGGTCCAGTTGGTATTGTTGGTGGTCAAGTAAGATATCTTGAGTCTAGTTACTCTAAGATTTCAGATGTTGCTAGATTAGATGGTCCTCCTTTATCTAAGTATCCATCTGGTTTCTTTGTAGAAGACTTCAAGTATATTGAAGGTTATGGTGATTTAGATGAACATAATGGTAGATTTGCAGTTACTCCAGATTATCCTAATGGAATATATGCATACTATACTACTGTTGCAGAGCAGACTACACAAAACCCATTAGATCCGTTTGATGGTGTAAGAAAACCTGTTTTCCCGTATGTAGTAGGAGATACTTATCATTCTAAACCAAATCAATTTAATTTAGATTATAAATCAAATCAAGATATTGCTCCTGATGATTACACTAGAAATACTGAATTTTACAATATAAGTGAATATACTTTTGTAACTAATGGCAGTAGAAATACAAATATAAACTCTAAAATTACTAATACTAAATCTGGATCTTTAGAGAATATAAATGTTGTATCTGAAGGTTCAGAATATAATGTTAATGATAAGTTAGTATTTGATAATACTGATACCAATGGATTTGGTGCGATTGGAAAATTGATAGAAGTTACTGGACCTGGACTTTCTTCAATCACAACTAGAATTAGAGAATTTGAGAATGTAAAACTAACTTCTTCTAGCAATACAGTTGTAGGTGTTACAACCTTACCTCATCAAATTCCAGATGGATCTATTGTTGAAGTTTATGATATAAACAATACAGATTATTCTCCTTTTGCATCTAAACCAAAAATAAGAGTAGCTACTGTTAATTCTGGTCTTGGCACAGATATGCTTTCTGTTGGGTTGACAACTTCTGTTACTCTGGTTGATAATATAACAGATATTAGAGAGAAAAGAGTATTTGCAATTAATGATTTTGTTGCGATTGATAGTGAGCAACTAAAAGTAGTTCAATTAGATGCAGTAAATAACAAAATTACATTACTGAGAGCACAGAATGGCACTACTGCTGCTGCACATACTGCTACTACAGCAGTTGAAAGGTTAGAAAGAAAGTTTACATATAGAGTAGATAGTCTTCAAAAATTACCTGCTCCAGAGGAAATTGAACTTTATTTTGATGCTACTACCATAGTAGGTAGTGGTACTACTTTCGGTGTGGGTATTGGTACAACAGTTTCTACTCCTACAGGTGATAAATTTATTCCAACTAGGTCAATATACATTCCTGATCATGGATTTAGAAATGGAGAGCAACTAACTTATAGTCCTGGTGCTGGTACATCTCTAACATATCAAACTGATGCTATGAAGAGAGTGAATACTGGATTCACTGCACCATTACCAGAAAATGTATTTGTTCAAATTATTGATAATAATCTTGTAGGACTAGTGACTACAAGAACTGGTATATCATCAGATTTACAACGTGTGATGTATACTGGAAATATTGGTATAGGTAATACTCACAGTTTTACTACTAATAGATCTAATATTACTGGTAAAGTAAGGGTAGTAGATGTTGTTGCTACTACTGTTGGTGTTCATAGTATGAGAAAGAATGATACTATTGACGTTACTCTCGTATCTGCTGCTACCAGTGCTTTATATGCAACTTATGATACTGGAACTAGATTTATAAATCTATCTGATGTCAGTGTTGGTGCAGCTAAGTCAGTAAACCCACCAATCAATGTAGTAGAGGGTGATAAACTTAGGTTTGATACATCAGATCCATCTTTATTAGACACTAAGATATGTTTCTATAAAGATCAGTCATTTACAAAGGAATTTGTTGGTTCTGGGGTATCCGCAATAGAAGTACAAACTACTTCTATACCAGGTAATATGAACTCTAAGACAGAAGTTCATTTTACACCAGAAACTCCTTTTGTTTTATATTACACATTCAAATCTATTGGTAATACTAAGGAAATTGAAACGAATAAAGATATTACTGATTATTCTAAGATAGTTGTAAATCCCAGTAAGTTTTCAGGTAGATTTGGTATTACTACAACTACAGATAACACATTTGAGTATAATCTAAAATTTATTCCAGAAAGAGTGGGGTATACTACTGATGCTTATATTACTTACAATACAACTTCTACAACACAACGTGGTGGTATAGGAAAGGCTTTATTGACATCTGGTGGTGTTTCTTATAAAGATATACCTGAAGTATCAGTTGCATCTACTACTGGTTCTGCTGGTTCTGTCAAAGCTACTGGAGAAACTATTGGACTCATTGATAGTATTGATATTGTAGATTATGGTTTTGATTATCCATCAGACCCAACATTAAGTCCTTCTGCAATAGTACCAAGTATTATTACATTGAAAGATAACTTCAGTGTTGATAGTGTTGGGGTTACCTCTGTTGGTACAAAATATTTGTCACCACCAAACTTTGTAGTTTACAATAGAAAAACAGATAAAGTAATTTCTGATGTTGAGTTTTTATCAGAACTAGATGGTGCTGGTGTCAAAAAGGTTACTGTTGTTAATGGTGGTGGTAACTTGAGTAGTTCTGATAATGAATTGATTGCTGTAGATAATACAAATGGTGTTGGTATTATTACTGCTACTTACTCTAGTCCTAATGTAACTCTAAGATTACAGACTCCTCCAGGTGGATTTACCACAACATTCCCAATGCCATTCAATATTGGTGATAATGTTTTTGTTGAGAATGTGGGTGTTAGTTCTGGTAAGGGATATAACTCTGCAGATTATAAGTATAAAACATTTACTATTAGTGGAATCAATACTAACTTTGGTGTAGTTGATCAGGCAACAATATCTTATGAGGTAGATGAAGCAGCAGGATATGATGACTTTAAAAAATTTGGCACAGTATCAAATATCAAGGATATTGCTACGTTCAAACTCAATTTGAAACAAGGTATATTCAATAACAATGAAACCATTGTTGGTAGTGGTGTAAAAGCAAAGTTGATTGCAGGTGAAGGAAAATCAAGAAATGTGTTGCGTGTTGATAGTTTAGTTGGATTCCATACTGGTGATAAAGTAATTGGTGAACTATCTCGTTCTTCTGGTACTATTGAATCTATGCAGTCCTTTACTGGAAACTTTGAGATTGATAGTACAATATCTAGAAGATTTGGTTGGGAAGATGATAGTGGTAAACTATCAGACTTCTATCAAAGAATACAGGATAATGATTATTATCAATATTTTGCATATTCATTGAAATCTAAAGTTGGTGTTTCTTCTTGGAGTGAACCAGTTGATTCACTGGCACATATTGGAGGATTCAAAAAACATTCTGACTTGTTGATTCCTTCTGTTGCTTTAGGAATAGGAACACAGTATTATACAGATCCAGTTACTAGTGTTGAGAGGTATATCAAACCTTTGACACCAACAGGTTTGAGCACTGCCACTGGTGGTGTTGTTATGATTGATACTAATATAGATTTGGAAAGAAGAGATAACTGGGATCTTATTTCAGAAAATACTAATCCTACTGGAAGCGTTAGTAAAGAAGTTCATTTCAACTCTAAACGATTTGGAGATGCAATTCAATGTAGAGGTAATAGAGTTTTAGATATTGATGATATTTCTGACCAATTCTATAGTGATCCAGATATTTTCAGATCTATAGAACTCGATGCTCTCAATATGTCTGAGGTATCAGCAGTCAAATATTATGCACAGGTGGTATTAGATACATCTTTAGGTATAACATATAATGCTACTCAATATACTGAGTTTGTTGTAGGACATGATCAGAATGAAGCATTCTTGAATACTTATTCAGAATTATCAGATTCATTTGATTTGGGTGAATTTACTGCTACGGCATTTGGTGGAATCCTTAGTGTTTCTTTTGCTCCACATAACACCACATATGAATATGATATTACTTTCTATAAAGAAGTACTTCCAGATGCTGTTGGTGTAGGATCTACTGCTGCTGGACTAATACAAAAAGTTGGTATGACATCAGCGATTGCTGCATCAGGTTCTCCATCAGTACAAGTACTCTATGAAATAGACAGTACTAAATTTAGGTCTGGTAGTGTTGTTGTTGCTGCAGAAGGACCAAACGAAAAAGAAATCGATGAGTTTTCGTTCCTAGCATCAGGAACAATTGCATGTGATTATAACAATTTTGGTCAGATGGATTCTGGAACTAATCTAGGAACGTTTGCAGTAAATCATGCTAGTGGAGTTGTTAGGTTAGAATATACTCCTGTTGCAGGTATAGGAGTTACAGTTTCCACACTAACCACTTTAGTTGGTGTTGATACTCATGTAGCATACAGTGGATTTACTACTGCAAGATATAGAATTGGTGACACTGAATTGAATTCTAGAAGAACTGATATTGCTGCTGCTGCATCTCCTACTGCAGTCGTAATATCTGAGAAAGAATCAACTACATTTACTACAACTAAGTATGCGATTGAAATTGAAAATACTACAGATAATGCATATTCATATTATCAAGTTGCAGCAAATAGTTATGAGGGTAGTATAAACTACAGTAAGTTCAATAACTTATCAACTGCCACAGGTATTTCAACTATTGGTGCAGAGAATAATATTCCTAATGCACAAAGAGATGTCCGTGCAACCGAGGTTGTTGCTTCTGGAAATAATACTCAAGTGAAATTTACACCAGCACCTAACAAAGCATACATTGCTAGAGTTGCTGAATTAAGAATAGACAAACCAGATGCACTAGCAAGTGACACTGAGTTTGGCTTCTAAATACTCAAAAGACTTATAAATGTTTAAGTTAGCATCTGTAAATAAGCAATTCAATAAGGCAACAGAAACCTTTAAGCAGTCATTCAATTTGACTCATAGAAGTGAGCCTATATTTGCGAAAACATTTGATGCTTCTTCTTCAACAGTTATAGATGTAGATAATGATCAGTTTGTAATGCCTAATCATTACTTTAGAACTGGTGAACCAATTATCTATGATGCAACTTTAGGAAATGCAGTTGGTATACAGCATGGTGTGAATGGTGTTGGTGCTGCAACTACATTACCATTACAATTATATGCAATTGAAGTCACTGAGGATAAATTTAAAGTTGCAATTAGTGCTTCTAATGCTGCTAATAATTTACCTATTGGATTGACCACGGTAGGTATTGGTACTACTCATAGATTTCTTTCAGAAAAACAAAATACTAAGTGTTTGATAACAATAGACAATATTATTCAGTCACCACTTTACCATACTGTTGGTACTGCTACTACTTGTGAAAATAATGTAATTGGTAGAGAAATAAGATTTTATGATCCTGGTAATTTCAGTAGATATGATCTAATAAAAATTAATGATGAGATAATGCGTATCCAAATTATTGGATACAATGGCAATCCTAAAAATGTTTTAGTTGATCGTGCATGGATGGGTACTACACAGTTTGCCCATGAGATTGGAGATTCAATTCAGTTATTACGTGGTGATTATAATATCGTACAGGATAAAATTCATTTTTCGGATGTTCCGTTTGGTGGTAGAAGAGATGAAGTAGGAGTATCATCTCTTACTGTTGATACTTCAAACAATTCATTTACTTTACTTACAGACTTATTAGAATCTGGAACTAAAGTAAAACTAAGAACTCTTGATCCACCAGTACCACTAAAAGAAAATCAAGAATATTTTATTATTAAAAACAACAATAATACTTTTTCTTTTGCAGATGATAGAGGAAAAGCTTTATCTGGTACTGCTATTGATCTATCAACTGCTGGTATTGGAACTCATAGATTAGTTATTTCTGATTCTACGGATGGAAGTTCATTCCAAGGTAGAGTTTTCACTAGGTCTGATTATCATGATAATATTGTTTTAGATGATATTTCTTTAGGTTTTACTGGAATAGGTAAGACGTTTACAGTAAAGAGTGCTGGTGTCAATACTACTGGAATATCTACTGATTTTGGTCCTGTACTAATAAACAATATTTTCCAAAGACCAGGTATAGATTATAATTTAGAAGGTGATGCTGCAACTGGTATTACCACAATAACATTTACTGGTAATGAAAATGCAGATCAACCTGAAGCATATAGTACTGCTGATGTAAATTCAAATAATTTACCTAGAAGAGGTATCATCACACGTATTGATGAATGGGAAAAGGGTTATGGGTATCAACCAAGAGTTGTTGGTGTTGGTACTGCTGTAATTAACTCATCAGGAGTTATATCAAGTATTGGTATGGGTTTTACTGGTAGTGGATATAGAAATAACAATGAAACTA